TTCTTTTCTGTAGCCAAATTTTTCTGAAATTTTTGCATAGAACTCACCTAAGTGCACCTTGTCAGAAACATTAAACACAGTATCCTTTGTAATACCTAGAGCTGCTTTGGGTTGTTGGTTTGACCAATTGAACTTGTAAATCTGTTTAAATATACAAACCATGTCTTTCTTGCTCATGTCATAGATAGAGCAGACTTCATGGCCAAGACCATCCCAATAACTACCTCGTCCGTCTATTACAAAAATTCTTGCTTCGTCAAAACCAGAGTCAACAAAAGCTTTGATAGCATGTGATGCATGGTGGGGTTGGTCTAATGTAATAAGATCGTTATCATAAATTTTTAAAAAATGTAGATAGTTTGCTAGATTATTTGTTTCTAGTATTTCACGATTGTATGAAGTTGAATATGCTAAATCAATTTTATATCCTTGTTTTTTTATTTGATCTAAACATCTGTAGGGAATACCACCTATGTCTTTTATCCTAGATAGCTTTCTTTCTTCGTTGTAATAAATTATTTTACCATGTTGCATCAGTGTAACTGAAGCTAAGTGGCCCATTCCTATACCTGCTATAATCATTTTTCTTTATCCCAAAAATATAACAACATACATATAAAACCATATATCATTATCACTATCGATAATGATAAAACGTACATCATTTCTTTTTCTTCTCGTCCTTTAGTTTTAACTTCTCTAATTCACAGTAGTGAATAATTTTATCTAAATCTTCAACACCGTTTTTAAAACGATATCTACAAACGTATTTTATTACGTTGCCCTGGAAGAATGATAAATCATTCTTTGCAATGAATTCGTAGGGCTGAATGGTAAAGTGGACGTAGTGAGATCCACCTACCTGTCTCTCTTGAGGAAAAACATCATCGAACATGTCTTTATCTGTCATAAGTTGCCTCGTATTGTTTGTAATACTTTCCCAAAGGAAAGTTATATTGATGATAAGTGCCCAACAGATGGAGTGTGCTTTTAGATCTAGTGGCACCTGTATACCAAACCCTAAGTTCTTTTACTTTATCTGCTAAATTCTTTTTATCAAAGTGTGATGGAAAATTACATTTACTCGCCAGGACAACATTATCTGCCTCGCCTCCTTTGACTTGATGTATTGTGTCTATGATAATTTTAGGTGGTAAGTTTAAATCTACACCAGCTTTCATAAGTTTGTTAAAATATAATTTATCTTTGTCCTTGAATTTTCTTTTGAATATCTCTTGCCATGGTCCCCTTTCATCTCTCATACCACATCTAAGATGTAATTCATCAAAATTAAATACTTGGTTTGGGTGGGCAAAACTCCATTTCTTGCTGTCCGATGACCGGTATCCGTGGTCTATGTTTAATAAATACTCATACATGGTAACAGCTTCTTCTCTGCTTATGCTGCCGCCTTTACAAATAGACTCCCAAAAATTAATTGCGTGATACTGATTCGGATCAAATGACTTGTTGTTCTTTTGATCTTGATAATACAAACCTAAATCTTTTGCCTCCTGCTGCAGCTCCTTCTTAACATCGTTTATCCTAGCAAGAACCATCCAATCACCGTCCATATCCCAAGGCACCTTTTTCAAACCACCCCACCTGTACACTGCACCATCTTTACCATTTGAATAAAATTCTTTTTCTACACGATTGTCACCCATAGAATTTAAAATACAATTAGAGAAGTGATGTATATTTTTATTTAATCTCACACTCTTTTTCAACACAAGAGATTTACCAGGAAAGTTTTGAAACAACTCTACATCTGCACCATTCCATTCGTAAATAGCTTGGTCATCGTCACCTGCAATATAAACTCTGTCAACAGCTTTTGCTAATTTAACAACCAAGTCCCATTGTAAAGGTGTTAGATCTTGAGCTTCATCAACCATCAAAACTTTAAATGGTATAGATACTCCATCATCTATAAACTTCTGCACCATGTCAGTGAAGTCTAGTCTATCAGGTGTCCGTTGTCCGTTCTCCAGTTCCATTGTTTTAAATTCTTCGTAGCCATTTATAATTGACTTAAATTGCTGCAACCTTACAGATTTTCTTGGTTGTTGTTTGTAAAGCCACACAGGATCAACCTTCATGTTTCTAGCTCTGTCATATATTTGCAGAGACCAATTGTTAAATACTTTTTGATCATCATGGCCTTCTTGATATTTAACTTTGATAGTTCCGTATTGTGTATGAAACATCAGCAGGTCTGCTTTCGGATCTAAAACGGGAATCTCAGCAAACTGTTGTCTGGCCAAAGAATGTAGTGTTCTAAAATATTTGAAATCATCCTCATCATATTCTTTAAATCTTTTCCTGACCCTGGCCACGCATTCATTAACTGCTTTGTTGGTAAATGATATGTAACAGATTTCATCGGGGGAGAAACCTTGTTTAAGATAACGTTGTACTCTCTTGAGTAGATTCTCAGTCTTACCTGTGCCTGGGGGTCCAAAGATTTTAATTGTCTTCCCACGCAGCTTTTGTTTTAACGAATTTGACATCTTTATTTTTGTGTTCACTTTGTTTTGGTAATTCTACCACCCAATGTCGGGTCTGAATACCTTTGAATTTTGATTTAGGTTGCGCACCACCTGTTTCTAAAAACTTGGTACATTCTTTTTCATTCCAATTGTACCCCATCTTTTTCATAAAAGACTTAAATGTTTCTAATTTAAATCTCATTTCAATATCGTCCTTCCAAATGTTACCTGAGTCTATCTGATCAAACTCAGTTGTATCTTCTACATCTTCTAAGAACCTAGACATTCTTGAATTAAATACATCATCAAGTTCCTCTTTAGAATCAAAGCCCTCCATATCTTGTTTAGTTGCCATTAGTTCTTCAAGCCAATCTCTGTATGGATCTGGATCTCTTTTAGTTGGTTTAAGTGCTCTCCAAACAATATCATAATTAAGTAAAGCCTCTCCGAGTAATTGTTGTTGATACAATTGTTTTGTGGATAGTCTTATAGACTTTCCTTGTATAGGTAAAATCCAATATGGTTCAGGATAAGAATTTACTTTTGTAAGTTTACCAACCTCAGGTAAGGCCTCGTTCTTACCAATCCCATGTTTACGTCTTAAACAAGTAGTAGATGAACAATGCATTCTAGCTACAGAGGTTTTGCATTTGTAAGTATACTCTTTGTTCTCTACACCTTTAAATATATTGTTTAACTCCTGCGGGTGGAGTGCTTCTGTACATACCTTTGACATCATGCTTCTTGTCCAGTCTTGATACATAACTGGATCCGGATTAATTTTTTTTGCTAATACAGCTACGTTAAACATAGCATCATTACGACCTTCACCTTTTTGTATTTTATTTTTCATAAAATTTACTACGCATGGTGGATAATCTTTTGTTTCATCATCTTGAAATACTTTTAATTTTTTAAACTGTGTTGGTGTAAGTCTGTATTCAGATACAAACTTAAATAAATTTTCTAATTTTATTGAGTTGCCATCATTGTCCATTGCAACTCTAGTTGTCATGTGTGCTTTTTGGTATGGTAGGTTTACAAAATTACCTTTTCTTTTTTGATTCCAATCTTCAGGTGTCAAATCAACTTCATCCTGTGCAGGATAAATATCTGTGGTCGTATCATTAACACCTAAATCAGATGCAATCTCTAATAATTTTCTTCTCATGTCCGATGCAGCAACTACACCGTCAATGAATAAAATTAAATGGAGTCCGTTTGATTTGGAACGGAATGGGACGAGTGGGTATTTTCTTTTCCGTATAACCGATATAACTTCCTTATGCTGTATATTATAACGATCAACATCGATGACCCCCCAACTGCATGAATTATCATCTCGAATGGGAACTGATCCATAGTATTTTTCTCCTTTTAAATGTTGTAACCAATGCTCTTTAGTCATTGGCTCTGGTTCAACCCAATGTCTGAATTCTTGTTTGCCATCGCGGTCACGTTTGTGACCCAATGGTGTTGAAGCACCAAAATATGTAGAAGAGCCTTGGAAGAGTTCTACAAACTCTCCCAAGGTTTTGTCAAGTACTTCCATACTAGAATGGAGTTTTTTGTTCCGCTTGATCTTCGTTTTTGTGGTTTGCTCTCACAGCACCTTTTTTACATGACTCATAAAAGTCAAAGGCTGCTCTGATTGTTTCTTCGCTCTCCACTTGTCCAACATGCTCTATCTCCCAACCGTACCAAGAACCTAGATTATTTTTCTCAAGCACAGTCTTAAGCATATAAGATTGAGTAAATGGTGCTGGTCTAAAAAAACCCTTACCATCTTTTTTCTTAGCTCTAAGAGACATCATCATTGAATTCCACTTCTTAGATTTTTTTCTTTGAGTAGATTTCATTGTGATTAAAGCTGTAGAAGACTTGTCTTCTTCAATTACCATTACGTAATGAGAAGCCGTTTCCTCTACATAGTTACCATTTTCAAGTCTATCTTTGCCTTTGTCATCTCTGACAGTTTTAGACATGATATCTGAATCAGCAGGATAAACATTTACAGGTGCAACTGCGCCCTTATCTCTATCCTTCCATTCAATGTACTCTAGCTTGTAGAAACAAGGTATTACACTTATTCCTGTAGCACCATCATACAACTCATTAGTCACAGTATTGTAAATCATTCCTGGTCTAGCTTCTGCTATAAATTGACTATCACCTTGTGTGACTTGTGGTGATAGTTGTCCAAGAACTTTTAGAAATGGTAACGCTAAACTATTTGCGTCTACGTTATCAAATCCCTCGTCAGCGAATTGCTCAATGTTAACATTAGCAACTGCACCGGCCGTCTTCTTAATCGCTACTTCGTTCGATTGTCCGTTCTTTATCTTCATGTTGTTACCTATTATTTATTTGTTATTTTTGTTTTATTTGCGATGTATACTCCGAACAAATCAAATGGTAATTCCTTACCTGTTTCAACTTGTTCTTTAACAAAAGCTTTTAAAGTCATTGGCTCTACTTTTTCTTTTTTATTGTAAGCAAATCCATTGTCTTCGCACACTTTTATTAATTCAGAGACTTGGTTGTCTTGTCCTCTGCTGAATGAAGCGGTAACTGTGTTCTTAATTAGATCTTCGAACCCTTTACCTCTTAACCAACCGAAGGCTTCCTCAACTCGTGACTCAGGAATTTTTGCTGCATAGAATGGTTTTACTTCTACAGTAGAACCATCTGCTAATTTCAACAAAGATACACCTGCTTCCTGCATCATCTCTGGAATGACTCTCTCTTCTAAATCACGTGCTTTGTTTTTTAGTAGAGATAATTTTTCTTCTTCTTCTTCAACTTGACTTTTAAGATTTTTTAATTGATTGCATTTATCAGAAATAGATTTCACACTATCTTGATTAATGTCAATGTTCGACATTTTTTCAATATCCATATATCCTCCTGTTGGACTCTTAATTTATTCCCTTGACCTTTGCAACAAAAAAATTATATCTAAATCAAGATGTGGAAATTTCCGTATAAGACTATCCCATATGAGCATCAACGAAATGCTTTGAACGAATCAGCTGTAAAAATGCAATGGGCGTATTTTATGGAAATGGGAACAGGCAAAACAAAAGTTACTATAGATAATCTTGCTTACCTTTATTTACAAAGAAGTGTGACTGCTGCATTAGTTATTGCACCTAAATCAGTATACACAAATTGGGAAAGTGAAATAGAAGTACATATGCCTGAAGTAATAAAATATAAAATATATAAATGGAATATAGATAAACCAAAAGAATATTATAAGTTGCAAGAATTCAAACACCTTAGAATCTTTCTAATAAACGTTGAAGCTTTATCAACAAAAAGAGGTTTTAACGCTTGTGTAGAATATCTTAGAGAAAATAAATTAAATTTTGTAACACTGGATGAATCAACCACAATAAAAAACAGATCAGCAAAAAGAACAAAAAACATTTTAGGATTACAAAAACTATCCCATATAAGGCGGATATTAACAGGATCCCCAATAACAAAATCTCCATTAGACTTATATACACAATGTCAATTTTTAAGTCCAGAATTATTGGGTTTTTCAAGTTATCTTGCTTTTAGAAATAGATATGCAGAGATGACTGATATACCAGTCGGGTCTGGTAGATACATTAGTGTGCCTAAATATTATAAGCGTTTGGAGGAGTTGGAGACTAAACTAAGACAGTTTTCTACTAGAATACGTAAAGACCAATGTCTAGACCTGAAGCCGAAGGTACGTCAGAAAAGATACATTGAACTCGAAGGTGAAAGCAAAAATATATATAATCGTCTAAGAACTTCAGCATTGGCAATTGTTGAAGATAGTACAATATCATTTTCTAATAAACTTACAGAAATTGTTAAGTTACATCAAGTATGTAATGGTTTTACTAAAAATGATGATGGAGAAATCATGACATTACACAAATCTAAGCTAAATGCCCTGGAGGAGACACTAGATGAGACAGATGGTAAAGTGATAATATGGGCAAATTATTTATATAATATCCATGAAATAAAAAAATTTCTTATTGATAAATATGGCCCAGAATCAACTGTGAGTATATATGGAGAAGTTAGTGTCAAAGATAGAAAGAATGCTGTTGATCGTATTCAACAAGATCCTAGCTGCCGCTTTTTGGTTGGCAATCCTACTACCGGGGGTTTTGGTCTTACTCTTACTGCTGTCAATACTGTTATCTATTTCAGTAACAATTATAACTTGGAAATAAGAAAACAATCAGAAGACCGTGCTCATAGAATGGGCCAAAAAGGAACTGTAGTTTATATTGATATAGTTGCAAAAAATACATTAGATGAGGCTATTATGAAGTCACTTACAAGCAAAGGTTTAATAGCTGCTAAAACTCTAGGTGAAGAAGACTTAAGAGACTGGCTGTTGTAGCTTATTAAATTGTTCTACTCTGTGTAAGAACTTATCTCCATACTCTTTCAAATCTGCCTCAGAAAGCTTAAACTCTTGATATCGTAGGTCTCGGGTGCAAATTGCTATTACCCCCTGCTCTATGGGCCCGTAATTAGCCGTATGGGCTAAATAATAGGCACCCAACTGAAGTTTGTAGTCTTCTACCCACTCTTCTTTTTTTGGCTTATTTGCTTGTTTCCAGTCAACAATACTCGGCTTTCCGTATGCTATTGCTGTTAAATCACATGTACCTGCATACTTGTTTTGATATTCAAGGCTTATCTCATTGCCCCATATTTCATCTAACCTTATATTGTTCAAAATGGTTTTTGCCATCATTCTAGGTTTAGCACCTTCATCCTGAGCATTGTAATATCCTTGACCGTTTAGAGTGTATTCTAGCACCTGGTGCATCTCTGTTCCTATTGTTGATGCTTGTGTCATTATACGATCTGCTTCTTTGTCACCAACTTTTCTACGCCAATTATCTAAAAATCTTCTATCCTTAGTTGCACTAAGAATTGTAGTTACACTTGGTACTTTTACATTGTCTACCAAATATTTACGTCCTGTTGTGTCTGAAAATCTGTTGTAATGTTTGTAAGGATATTTCTTTACTAACTTCATTTGTAGTTAATACTACATATGATTCGAAAGTACAGCTAAAAGAATTGCACCTAATCCACCAATTATAAACTTTTCCATTCTAGCAATACGTGCTTCCATACGATCGATTCGATCAAAGGTTTGTCTTTGCATTAACCTGCAAATCTTTTCATGATTCTCTATTTTTTCTAACGCATTTTTTTTAGGCATTGTTTTGTCCTTGTTCTCTTCTTTGTGCAATCAAAGCACTTGTTGGATCATTTGGAAATAGTCCCTGTACTTGTGCAGCTGATGCTTGTCCGGTAGCCGGTGGTGCAGCTGGAGTTACTGGGTTTTGTAATTGTATATCACCCATGACAGATCCATACTCTTCAACATCTCTCTCAGCTTCTTCGTTATCAGATATTGCATTTGCTTGTATGGAAGTATTAATCATACCAACTAAATTGTTATCTTCTTCTGCGCTGCCTGAAGACTCAGTAAAATCATTTGCAAACATAGTTTCTTTTACTTTATCAGGTACATTCTCTTCATAAATTGGTTCAGGTATAGACATAGGTATTTGACTTAACTTTTCTATTATTTCTTGTTCGTTAATACTTTTAGGATCTACGTACGGTATGTCTTTATCTTCTTCACCTAAATAATTAATTAATCTTGCAAGTGCATCTCTCTTTCTGGTCAAACCAAGTTTAAATGCGGACTCAGTCACAGCTTTAGCTTTACCAGTAATACCATTTACTTTAAGTGCATCGACAATTGTTTGAACACTTCTTCCTGAATAGTAATCTCTTCCAGGTAAGAAAGTTGCTTTAGGCGTACCAGTTCCAAGCGACTCACCTCTTAATAATCTTAATGTTTCATCTGGCAATAGTGCATCATTCATAGCTCTTAGAGCAACAGGATCAGTAAGTATCTGCCCAGCTCTTCTAGATAAAAGTAACAGTGCAGCTGAAGCAATAAAACCTGGCGCACCAAATATAAGTCCTCCAGCAATACCACCACCAAGTGTAAGTCTTCTGGCTAGGAACTGTGAAGGATCAGAAAGTTTTGTTTCACCGATTGCTTTCATGTAACTTGCAAAGTTGTAAAACTCTTCGGCTCCTTTGTTACCAAGCATATATTGTATTTTTCTTCTACCTGCTTCATCAAAAGAATTTTTGATACCAAAAGATTGCATAAATTTATCTGCACTAAATTCAGCAAAATCATCACCACCAAATTTTAATTCTGTTGTATTGAATATGCCATTATTTTTTGCAACATCTTTGATACTAAAGTCTGTAAGATTTCTTTTCTGATCTCTTGTTAATACTTTTAATGTATCTGATAAATATGAAGCTCCTGCATTTATAGATGCATCCTCATCAATAAAGTTCCAAACTGATTTAGCACCTGCATCAGAGGGACTACTGAAAGCTCTTAAAAATTTATTAAATGCATACTTCGCAGTCACTGCCTTAAATAAATCTTGTCCACCTTGTGTTGCTTTTGCTCCTATTTCCCTAGATGCCTCAGCACCAATTAGTTTTTTAAATTGTACTAATGCATCGACAGAATCATTTTCAAACACTTCTCTCCCAATATCTTTAAATAATTGATCTCTGTATTGAGTACCTGCACCTTGAAAGCCCTCTAGACTTTTTGCAGTGAATGCATTTCTGTCAAATTTTCTTAAACTTTTTACCAGCGGAGACAATTGATAAAAACCTTGAACATCAGCAAATATTTTGTTTGCTTTGAGTAGTTGCCCTTTAAGAAGTTCTGCAGAATCAATTGTTTTTTGTATGTATTGGTCCGCTAAATCTTTACCACTTTGTTTTGCAATAGTATCATATGTTGCTTTTATACCTTCATCTTGCATGTATTTTGCAGGATTGTAAATGTCTTCACCAAACTTAGCAAAATCTGTCTCCATTGCTTCTCTCATAATAAACATATTGTCTTTTAATGTTGAGTATCTGCTACCTTCAATTGCATTATTAAGCATAGTCATTACACCTTTGAATTGTTTTGGTGTAATCATACCATCTCTTATCTGTAGCATAGCTTTCATAAATTGATTTATAGGATCTGCCTGCATAGTAAGTATTTTATCTATGTCTTGTTGTTTAGCAGCAACACCATACATGCCCTCTAGATATTCACTAAACTCAGGAAACATCTGTTGGTTTTCTTCTAAAAACTCTCTTGCAGCTTTTTGTGTTTTATCTAATTTTATTATTTTTGGATTACCTGCGGTAGTAACTAAGTTATCAAATGTTTTATATGCACTGTTATAAAGATCTACGTTTTGTACAAATATTTTTTCTGCTTGTTGTCTTATACTACTGTTTATAGCACTTACTTTTAAAAGTGGTGAGTAAGCTTGAATGTCCTCTAAATATCTTTTACCACCTGCAATCTCCGCTTCCGATTTAGCAATCTTACCTACAGGTGCTACTAGTGGGAATACCCCCATAAATCTGAAGAAGTTTCTACCTAGACCTGCTAAAGGTCCTTGTCCTTCTTTCAATCCAGATAATAGTGGTAATGGTAAACCTTTGTCTCTTGCAAACTGTGCAAGTTCTTTTTGTTTAGGCCCAACTGTGCCAAATAATTTTTTAATACCTTTACCCATAGGTCCAAAAATAAATGGTGATAATAAAGATGCACCAGTATTCCACATCAATGCATTTTTCATTGCAACACCTGCGTTTACTAATTGATCTCTTTCTACTTCTCCTTCAGGTATTTCAGATAAATCATCTGCAAGAGCTGCAGCTATTTGAGTTCCTGCTGCTTCATTTAATGTATCGTAAGTTAAAGATCCTACACCAGCACCAACTGTACCACCAAGTATGGACTGTACTTCTGTTTTTAATAATGGCCCCCTGTAAGCTCTTGATACTGGGTCAACTAATTTACCAAGACCTTTCAATACTCCACCAAACAATTTAAATCTTCCAGGTAATTTATCAGCTAATTGAACAGCTTTAGTAGCAAAATAACCTGGACCTTTACCTAATAAGTTACCTTCTTTAGCTGCTCTAAATATTTTTTTTCTATTATATACATAAGGAAATATAGATCCGATAATATCTCCAGTAAGTTCATACGTAGATAAACCAACCCCTGTAGATGCTTTTAATGGATCTTGTAAAAATTCTTTTTCAGATACTACTTCTTCTCTAGCACCCTCTCGCATGTCCATTAGATCACCCATCTTAGGTCCTTTTAATTTACCTGAGTCTATTAAAGCATCAATTATAACTTTTTGCTCATCAGAAAATTCTGATGGATTCAAAGTTTTATCATCTAACTTTTTCTGTAATTTTTGTAGCGTACTCATAATTATAAGTTAGGAAACATTCTGTCGAAGTCTTCCTCAGTCATCTCCTCTACCTTTTTTCTAAGTTCATCAAATTTATTACTTTCAAAATCTCTCATGGTATCTAGTGTCATACCTTCAGGTAATAAACCATAAGCTTTTCTTTCATTTAGTAAGTATTGTGAAGATCCACCAGCTCTCTCGTATAATCTTTCTTGTTGTTTAATATCATCAAGAATAGTTTCTGCTGTAGCTGTTAATGATGCAATAACGTTTCTTTCACCTCTTAATAGTGGGAATACTTTAACAAGACCTTTAGCCATCTCAATATCCTTTTGAGTTAACCTGTCTTTTGCTTTCAATGAGTTTGCTAGTTTGTAAACAAGAACGGTTTCATTAATTGCAAGTCTTTCATAGTCAAGTGAATTACCACCCTCTAATCTCTTCTTAGCATTTGATAATGCGCTTCTTCTGTTTTTCTCAAACGTTCCTAAACTTGTATTTAAATATTTCATTGCAGATTGTTTGTCTTCGAATTCACCTGATGCAACTAAAGCTATTGCAGCTTTGTTTTTTTCTATTTCAAAAGCTGCCTTACCTGCTGCTCTTACTTCACGTTCACTATCTCCACCAATTTTAGCGAAGCTAAATACATCTCCTAATGCTTCTGTGATACGGCCTCCGTATAATCCAATAGCACCAGTCACACCGGCATCTGCTCCACCTGCTTCAATGATACCTAAACTTCTATTAATTAAGTTTACGGCTGCATACTTACCAGCAATACCTTCTGCAAGCTCTAATGTATTCTTGTTAGCATCATCATTATTAATAAAGTTTAGTGATGGATCTACTGTTTGATAAATGTTAACACCATTTTGATCTACTCGACCCGTTGCAATTTGTTTTGTTCCATCTTTTAATATTCTACCTGGGACGTTTACAATTCTATCTTCTTTGTTAGTCATTTGAATAACTCCAACTTGGTCAGTGTCAGGCATTACATAAGCTTCGTTCTGTGCTTTTAAGAAGTCAGATTGGAAATCTAATACTCTTCCTAATAAATTATCTCTAATCTCATCTTCTTTCATTTTGACCATAATCATATTATTAGTTGCTGGTCCTAATGCAGCTCCAAAGACTTCCATAGCACCACCTATGCCGCTTTTATTTGTTTTTCCTGTAAGAAGACCTGATGCTAAGTTTGTTAAAAATACTAAATTAGCATTTGAACCTTTACCTTTTCTCATATCTTCAACCATTTTTTGTGCTTCATCTAATTGTAATTTAAGTGCACTTCCTGCTCCAATGGTAGATTTATCAGGATCTCCCTTACCTTTAGGAGCATCGTCTTGATTATCTATTGTAGGTGCACCTTCAACTTTTGGTGCCTCTGGTTGTGGTAATGTTTTTTCTCTAGCTACAGCACTTGCAGTATCCCCAGCTCTACCACTATTAGCTTCAACTGCATTCTCTGCAATTTTAGCAGTATCAATTTTTTTCTCTTTACCAAACTTAGTTACATTGTCTGGCTCAGTTGCTATGTCAGTTTCTTTTTGTTTATAAAATTTAGAACTTGGTCTACCTGATCCAGGATTAGGTATTGTAGTTGGGGGTTTCTTTTTAGATATTTCATCTACCACTTCAGGTTTGAAATCACCAAACAAATCTGAATCAGATAAACCATCACCAAAATAACTAAAAGCTTTTGCCTCTTGTTCGTTTTTAAAAGCTTCATACTCTTTTGGAGACATAGCTTTTATTCTTTTTCTTTCTTTAATACCTGCTTTGACTAGTTCACCTGTTCCGTATCCAATACCAAGAGCTAAGGTTGCAGGTAAGAAACCTGATGATAATGCTGCTGGTGCATATCGTAATGCTAATGAGTTTAAACCAAGACCAGCACCAACATTAATAGCTTCTCTAGCATAGGGATTCATGTTAGGTGCTACTCCACTTAATGTGGAATCAGTTAAACCATAACCAAAACCAAATGCTGGAGTTCCAATAGCTCTTAATCCTCTTTTAAACATACCAGGTCTTACAGCTGGAGGTGGTGGAGGTGTATAAGGTTGGCCAACCATTATACCTGTTTGTGCTGTTATAGGTTTGAGATGACCTTTTTTTAATGCTTCTTTTCTAAAAATAGGACGGTTTAATATTTTGTTTATTGACATTTAACCTCCTATTGATTTTGTTGCATACCTTGATAAGCTGCGAATGCTCCTATACCTGTACCTGCTGCTTGTGCTAATGGACTTGTAGTTGGAGCTGTACCCATCGTTAATCCTGATTGTGTTTTAGGTCCAGCAGCATATAAGTTAGCCAAGAACTCAGCTCTTTGGTATGGTTCATACTGTTGTTGTAATGTTGATTGTCTTTGTGCATCGAGAGCAGATTGAGCTAATTGTCTTTGAACCCCACCTGCACCTAATAATTGATTAATATCTTGTTGAGCCATTCCTTGTTGAAGCTGACCTAGCTGACCTAATTGTTGACCTGCTGATAAACCAACTTGCTGTTGTCTTTGTGCAGCACCTAATGCTGTATTAAAACCTTGAGCCTGTGCTCTACCCATTGCATCTAAAGTTCTGTTCTGTAATTCAGCTTGTTGAACACCTTCTCTTCCGCCACCAAATGCACCAGCTCTTACTGCGTTAGCTGCTAATTGGTTTGACATAATTCCTGATTGTCTTGCTATCTCATCTGTCACGTAAGATTGATAAGGATTTAAGTATTGTGCTATTTGACTTGCACCGATAGGAGCTGCCGCTCCTGTAATTTGCCCTATACCAGAACCAACCGTACCTGCTCCAACACCTGTTGTACCTGCAGCAGTCATTCCTAATTGTTCTAAACCAGATAATGGTGCTACTTGAACATCAGGTAAATTGATTGGCTGTTGCGCTACCTGACGCGCAATGTCCATCAACTCTATCTTTCGTTCTTCTATACCGGGAGCTTCACGAACAAAAGATGTAGTTGATGATGGTGTCGATGGTTGTGATGATCTTCCGCCTCCTAAAAAACTCATATTAAATCCATTTCTCTAGTTGTACATGTTTCTTTTTCCAGCCCCACTTTTTAGAAACTTTCTCCCAACCGGGTCTGGCCATTATACTAAGTCTTTTACATTTATTGACTGTAGCAAAATCTGTTACGCATTGTATAAGAGAATCTTCCCAAAGATCTCTTCTCTTACCTGTGCAAATTAATATTTCGTATTGAAGATAGTTTGGCATTTCTGCAATACGCCCAACACAAATACCAAATACTTTGTTTTCCTCTAGCTCATCAGATCCAAACATAATCCAACATTGCATAGAATCTTTTTTTAAGTTCTCCATAACCCAAGATGGATCTGCATACTTACCAGAAAATACTAAAGCCTCTGCCACCATGAACTCAGCTAGTGGCCAAAACTTTTCAATGTCTTTTGGCTCTAATGGTAATATGCTTACTAGGGGTTTAATTTTTTTTTGTGCTGTCGCCATTTTTCTCCTTCAATAAATCAAATACACGTTTGTATCTAGCTTGTTGTTCGTAGAAATATTTGGCACCTTTTTCTCTTAGATCTTTCATACTATTTGGATTTCCACCAGCTATGATTCCAGCACCTAACACTCCATCTGCTCTTGTTACAAACTCACCGTCTGCTAATTGAGCTAACATTGTATCCTCGTCTTTATCACCGACTCCTGCTCCATCTTCTACATATCCCGTTGCTCTAACATAATTAGTTGCATCGTTTTCGTCATGTGAAACTTTTGATGGAAGATAGTTAACACCACCTTCATTAAATTTTTGTATCTCCGCTATACCACCTGTTCTAAGTCTTTGAACATTCATAGAGTAAGGACCAAATCTTTTGTCATCTTTACCTTGTTCCTCAGGTGCATAAACTTTTTCATATTGTTTTTCTTGTCCTGTAGCAGGATCTATGTATGTGTAACCTGGTCTTTGTTTTTGTAATTCTAAATAACTCATATTGTAACCTGGAGAATATATATCAGTTGGTTGATTATCAAATGCTCCTGCTGCATATAATGTAGCTGCTAATGCTCCAGATACTTTTGCTGGGTTGTAAACCATATTACCCTTATCATTTTCTGATTTTAAAATATCTAAAAGTGATGTAGCTTTTTTCTGATCTGTAGGTGCAAACATTTTTGGATCACCACCACCAGGCACTGCTGACATTGATCTTGAATTTATAGCTGGAGTGTTACTGAATTGTGACATGAAAGGTATCTGTGATACTCCAGGTATGTTTGTGAACGTTGGAACAGTAGAACCAAAACCTGCACGTTGTGCAAAACCACCAGCTTGACCTAAATTATATCCACCGTAAGCACCGATAGCTCCTCCTAATATTCTGCCAAGACCAGATGCTCCTGAATCCTTTGCACCTTGATATCCTTGATAACCTCCGTAGGCTGCTAATGCGTAGGGTAAGAATTGTAACATTTAGTATATTTCTCCTATAAAAGATCTTTAATGTAGAATATTACCATTTTACTTAGGTAATATCAACTCGTCAGCGAAACGCCCTTCATACTGATGTTCACCTATATGAGCAATAGGATCGTCAATAAAGGCGAAACATTGACCACCTATATCTCTCCATAACTTACAAAAAGCAAAGTCTTCTCCAAGATATGTTTTCTCTACAGGATCATGTAAGCAATCAAAGAAGTTCCACATGTGCGGTTTAGTTACATATTTACCGTTAATAACAGTCTTTTGAACAATAGCTTTATCAGGATACTTTTGTATTAGTTTGGAAAACACACCCCTCTTGATTAACATACATCCGGTCGGACTGTGTGTTACTTCAATGACTCCATTCTCTACTGTAATATCTTTCTCATTTAATACTTTCATTGGATATAGATTTGACCATTTTTGTATATCTTGAGATGTCTTGATCTCACCTTTTTTAAATTTATCAAAAACTTTATTATGAGCTAACGTCTTCAAAGGATAAGGTATTGATATCACATCCTTATCTCTCTGTATCATTTTAAAAATTGATTCTGCATTAAACAATATATCTGAATCTACAAATAGCATATGTGTATAATCTGATTCTAAAAAGCTTGAAACACAAAGGTTTCTACCTTGAGTCACTAGTGATGACTTCATGATTGCAAAGGTTACATCTACATTTCTTTTGATACATAACTGTTGGAATTCAAGTAAGCCTTGTGTGTAATGAATAGAACATTGATCGTGTACAGGTGTAGCAACAAATATTGAGTACGGTGCTTTATTTAATTTTAGTTTGACTTGTTCGGTGTCCGTTTTCCACATTGGTGCAAGAGCAGCAACTTGGTCAGGTATCTTTGGTCTAGGCTTTACGCTCACTCAGTGCTCCTCTCAAGAAACTTTCCCATTCTGCACCCTTCTTTTTCCAATTGTAAAATCTTTTATAAAACTTTTGTTGTTCCTCAAGATGGTCTTGTATGTGATCCTCATGTAAATATTGTGATGCAACCTTAATAGCCACTGCTGTGTCTTTTGCCATCTGTAGGTAGTTATCAGAATAGTTAACATATACAGGCCACTCAGCACATGTTTCGTACAGTGCACCATAATTGTTTGTTATCACATGCACTCCTGCAGCTAAAGCCTCAAGAGCTGATGCACAAAAAGTTTCTTCAAATATACTAGGGTAAACATACAAATCATAATCAGTCATGTGTTCTAGAATGTATTCATTTGGTTTATAACCAATGTAATTCACATTCGGTAATTTTTCTGCTTGGGCATATAATGCTTTGAATTGATCATCATTGTTATGTTTAAATGAGTCACCATAAACTTGTGTAGAGCTGTAGACATCACAAGTAATGTTAGGATCTGTTATATCTTGCATTGCTCTTAACAATACATTTAAGCCTCTCCAAGGTGTGTTGTGATGCAATATTTTTATTGGATCACCTTTTTTATAAATCTTTCTGGTTGGAAAACTTGTACAACCATTTTTAATTACTACAGATTTTTGTGCAGGTATATCAAAGAAATATCTAAACTTCTCATAACACCAATGACTATTGAATACATACCAATCATAATCATTATGTCTGGCTTTATTACCAAAGAACTCTTGAAGATTTGGCTGATCATAAGAATTCTTTTGCCAAAGTATATTTAGTTTACTTGGATCTATAGGAACTTTACCTGGTATTGATGTACATATTTGTACTTGATCTAACACGTCCTTAGAAACGTGTTTGTGTAACATCTCCAACTGTAGTTCAGTTGCGCCTCTAGGTTTCATTCTTTGGTTTTGCCTTGAATGGTCAGCTTAGCTACAGTTATTTCCAAGTCCTGTCTATAATCATCAGCAGTAGTATCAGTATTGGGATCAGCAACATCAGCATCAAAAGCAGCTTTATCAGCATATACAGCTCCCGTCCTTTTATGTTTTATGATTTCTTTTGCTTCTGCAGGAATTTTAGGTAATTCTGCCATTGTTCCTCCGTTATGTTTTCTGGTTTAACACGTTTTATTTCATTTTTATTTGTACTATCCTTATCTTCTACAGTATCTCCCTTTGAAAGTAAATTAGCAAATTCCTCGTCAGTTGCTCTGTTAAGCTCTACACAAAGACCCATCATCATATTTAAAAAATGCTTTCTGTTTGCATTTTCTATTTGTATAAAACCAACCTTATTTATTTTAGCTATCTCCTCATCGTTGAAAGCAAAATAGATACTTGTGTTATCACCTTTAATTTTCATTGTTTTCCTGTGTAACATAATTAAAATTTATAACCACCCTTTGTTTTGTATTTGTTTGAGATACTGAAGAGTGCTTAAGATTACTGTCAAATATTACAATTCTATTAGCAACTGAAGGCACAGTTTTGTTGTCGAATTGTGTGTATCCGTTGTTCGTGTTCACGTAGAATATGGCTGTTTTGATATTTTTAAAATCAATATGTGGTATAGATTTAAGTTGTTTTTCTGTTCTTGTAATTAGATTTGCTTTGATTCTCTTTAACATAAACATATTAAGTTTGTTTAGTATTGGAAACATAAGTGGTGCAAAATTAGAAACAAATGTACAGTCTTTGTACAGTCCATGTATAAATTGAAACCTGTCATCACCACGTTCTGATATTGCATCATTGTAAAACCATGGAAACTCTTCACCCAAAAATGTTTCTACTATAGGTTTAAATTCTTCGTCATTTAAAAAGTTGTCAATTATTTTCATACGTCAATAAAACCTATATCAAAAGCTACTGATATTCTAGGTGTTTCAGTCATGTTAGGTTTTACCCAATGTTTAAGATATGACGGAAACAAAATAAGATCATTAGGTTTTGGTTGTAATTCATAATCGTTAGTAAACTCTTTATTAAAATATTGGTCTAGTTGGCTTACTGATACAAAGTCATCACGTCCTTTAAATACTAAATTACCAGACCCCTCACCACACTGCACATACCATATACCAGAAAATTTGTTTTGATAATTATAATGCATATGCTCTACGTTAAAATGATTTTTCATATTTATATTAATCCAAAATCCATTAAGTGTTATTTTAAATTGTTTTTTTCTATGTAAAGACTCAACGTATTTAGTGGTCTCTTCTAATAGTTTTACTGAAAGTTTTTCGTTTGTATTCGCATCATACTTATTAGTTTGTAATCCACCAAAATTGCTTTCTGTTCTAAAATTTTTGGTATGCATACAATCATTAACCATCGTCATTATCGATCTTGTTAATATAGGTTCTTCTAATTTTCCTACATGGATTGGTGTTTTAAGAATATGTTGAATCACTAACGTCCCTGAGAGTTGTACTTCTTATAGCTCCGTTTCTCGCTTTTGTTAAGTCTTTTCTTATGACGACCTGGACGTTTAGGTGGTTTTGGTCTTGGGGTAAAGTTTACAAATTTTACTCTAGCCATTTTCCTGTGATCTATCTATGAGTGCAAAACTTATTGCACCTTGAATTTTACCGCTGCCTGTAGCTGCTTGTACTGTTATTGCATCCCCTGCTTCTAAGTTCAATCCTTGGGGAGAAGCATTGACTTGTGATTTAGCAGCAACATCATCTCTAAAAAATTCATACTCTGTGTTTGAATCAGATGAGTCTACTAAATTCATGTTGACTAAAATTGCTGATGACCCATCGTTATTTGCACAATAAATACTTTTTACTATAACTGTTGCATCAGTAGGACATGTGAATACTGTTGTCTTACCAGTCCCAGTTTGTTTATATCCTTGGTTTTTATATCGTATTGTCATGATAAGAAATAATTAAAAGCATCCTGTTCGTTTTTAAGTTCTTGTTGAAAATTTGTATTAAGTTGATCTTGAGTAGTTCTTAAAGCTTGTGAGATTTGTCTTTGGTTTTCTTCACTATACTCGCTTCTTGGTTCAGGTATTATAATATTAATTTTTGCCATTAGCCTCTCATTCCGTCTGGTTGTATATCAGCTCTAAATGTTCCGTATCTCCAGTTTTGATCAGTTGATAGATTAGCAATTTTAAGATTAGCAAATCTAGATCTAGCTCTTGTGTCTATTTTAGCAGTAGAACTATTTATTGTAAATGGACCCAAAGGTGATGAAGAAGCTGAATCAGATGGGAAGTTTCTAAGATTAATTGTAACCTGTGCATCTCCTGTTAGTAATTTAAAGTCTGGCACAAATCTTCTCATAGACATAAAAAATTGACCATTACCTTCTATATCTAAGTCAAAATCTCCTGACTGTATAAAAGCAGGTATAGCTGTTTTATTACCTGACGAATCAACTTGATTGTTGCCTACCTCATGCTCATAGTATGTAGTAGCTCCGTTCTGTGATGTAACACCTTGTATGACAGGAAAGCTAGGTGTAGCTGCAGCAGTATATTCTGTTGCATATGGTTCATCGTATAAAGTTGAATCATGCCAAGACGTTCTTGATAATGATCCTGTAGTCCACAGACCTTCTGCATAATTGTAAGTTACAACTCTGTCAATTTGCTCTGAGCCATTCTTACAATAAAACCAACTTATCTCTTCATATAAATGATTTAGACCTGCATAGATTTGTTCACCTGCATTGTAGTTAAGACCAAGATTAGTTCCTTTACTTGTAAATACAAAATCCTCTACCAAACAAGGAACGTTTTTAACTGTACCATCATAAACAAAGAAACCACCAGCTTGACCCATCCACCAGACAGCACCATTAACATACCTCAATGCATGTTGACCAATAAGACCACAATTAGATCCTACCTGTCTTATACTGAAAGTAAAAGGTGGACCTACAAACTGCATTACATAAGCAGAGGTATCAGTAAGAATTAAAATATAATCTTTGGCTCTTACAGCTCCAACAATTTTTACACCAGAATCTAGCCTAAAAGTACCTGCAGTGTTTGTAGATGTAGGTGCATATGTGCTTGTGTTTTCTTGGTCAGAAAATCTAATAAACATTTTATCTTGAGTTGCTGCATCACCAACAGTTGTTTCTGTTCCTAAAATAATAAGGTGTCTGTCTCTTTCAGATACGATTGACATTACAGATTTAGTAGGGGCTCCTGTAACTGCTGTAGCTCTAGTATTCAACGCGTTTGCAACAGAAGGATCCCAGTTATATGTTTTACCATTTTTAACTGTAGCAATTAAGACTTGTCCAAAATGATCTAAAGACCAAGACGCAGGATCAAGAATTACCGTTGTAGATAAACTAGCTTGTCCCCAACCAATATAATATTCAACCCCTGAACCATTCGAATGTGCAGATTGTGTTCCGGCAACATTTCTTGTGATGCCAGTAAGATCGTTACTAGATGTTCCGGTGTACGATATAAACTCAGCTCCAACTTTGATTGTACCAGAAGTTGGAAACCCTACAGTAGATGATAATGTGATTGACGTTCCAGATCCGCCTGTTCCTGCAGAATCGTTAAGTAAAGCTCCGTTAAGTGTAGATACAGTTCCTGATGCTCCACCCCATGCTGCTGTTCCCCATCCGTATCCTCCAGTTTGATTCAAAGGACCAACTTCTACATAAGGATTTATGGTAGCTGACCCACTGTTAGAAACTGAGGTTCCTGCATTAGCAGCCATAGTAATTGTAAAACTATCTGCATCTATTCTGTTTACTACCTCAAAAGTGTTTGTTGTAAAATCACTCGCTACGTAACCTGCACCTACTGGTGGTGTTACTGATGTAAATGTAAATAAGTCACCATTAGAAAATTCATGTCCAGATTTGTTTACGGTAACCGTTGGCGACCCATTCACTGTAGTGAATGTAGCTCCAGTAAGAGCTGTGTCTAATGGAGTGATATCGTAGAAAGCTCCTTCAAAATAAATAGTCAAAGCTTTGTTAGAACCAAGTGCAGCATACTTTCTACCAAGTAAGTCTGCCCAAACTAATTGTTCCCTTACTGCACCAACTAAAGTTTTATTAAGAATCTGTTCCCAGCCACCTATTTTTTCAGGCAACCCATATCTAAATCTCACAAAGTCACCATCAGTCCATTGACCTTCTGCGCCTGTTTGAGTTACTTGTTTATTGAATCCTGGTCTTATCTGTACATTTGTTAAAGGCATGCTTTATTATAGCATAAAGCCTTATTTCTTTAAACCTACCATAGGTCTCTGATCGAATTTGTATGCCTGGTATAAACCATCAGCATGAACATAATGCATAAATACCTGACTATAAAAGTCACCTTTATATGGTTCTTTTCTGTAATGTGGCCATTCGATTCCCTTGTAGATAGCTGCTTCTCCTGGCTTTAATTCATAACATTCGTTGTTAAAACAAATAGGCCAAGGAGTGCCATCTGAACCTAGATGAAGTGTAACTGATACTTCACAAGCTTTTCTATCTGTGTGTTTTTTAAGTTCAGATCCATAGGTATACATTCTCCAATATGTGTATGTTGGAAATAGTTTAATACCTAATTCTTTTTCCATACGTTCATGTTTCATTAACATTAGACTTTCAGTAAGGGGATCTGAATAATATGCAGTATCATCATTAGGTGCTTCATAACTATTTGGATTACTTGCCATAGGATTGTTTCTCTGATGCATCTGTGTATAACACAAATAAAAATTTGCTTCCTCTGGTGTAATAAAATCTTTTATAATTTTTGCTTCTTTTAAAGTAGCCATGATACTATACTATACCTTGTTCCTTTTGTTATTGGTTTAACACCATGAATGTAAACATAATTACTTGGCCATACAATAGCTCTATTTGGCGCGACCTTAATTTCTCCAACACCAGGGAAATATAATTCACCACCTTCATAATCATTGTTAAGAAGCATTATCATACTTACTCTTCTTGGATATGTTAGACTTGCATCAATATGTGGTTCATACTTACCACCTACATTATATCTTAAAACCTCTATATCGTGAACTCTAAAATCAAATATTTGTGCACCTGTGTCCTGCACATATTTTTCTATTAATTTACAAACTACACTTTTCATATACCAAGCATAGTGTACAGCAGTATATGATTTTGCAATATTAGTTAGACCTAAACAATCAACAACTCTTGTTTCTTTTTTAACTTTACCACCATCTCCTCTGTCACCAACTTTTCCAGCTATCCAATGTTCTTTACATACATCTGAATTACAAAACTGTAATAGCTTTGCAAGTTTTTCCATAGGCATAAAGTTATCGTAAATCTTTACCCATTTACCTATATTGTCTTGTGTTTGATCAAAAATTATTTTGTTATCTTCTTGTGCCATACAGATCTTATATATTTAAATCTTTGTACTGTCATTTTAAATCCTCTTCTATCAACCTCTTTTTTGTCTACAGTACCTATCTCCATTTTCCAACTTTCTCTTTTAAATGGTATTACTTGTACCAAAGGTGTCCCCTTTTTAATAGTGCCCTTATAACCATTTTTATATTTCCAACCATTGAATACTGCAGGAAAGTTTATTCTCATATAATGAGTGTCTGTATCAACTATACCTGCTAAACATTCAAACCTATCGTCACCATTGTTAAGAGGAGGTGTAAATAGACAAGAATATCCTGGAGGTGTTTCTATATACCAAGGATTATCAAACTTAATAAAATGAGATGCTAAATTTCTTTCTATAAATTTTGAGCCTTCTAATTGTTTATAGTGATGTGTGCTTCCTGAAATATCTAAACCCAAATATTCAGCGTTAGCTTTTAATGATGGAGAAGCTACTGCAAATGCAGGTGCACATCTCATATGCCATTTGTCTTCATCATTCTTTGCTTCAGGATTGTGTTGTAAATCAATGTAAAAGTCTTGACTTGCTCTTATTAAATAACCAGTTGTCAAAGTATCCATAAAAGGAAGACAACCTTTTACTGTCATGTTTTTGAAAGTATGCTCTAATTTTTTATACCACTCTGGTAAGTTTAGAGAAACCGGCTCAGGTTTATGATCAGCAAATTCAAGATATTCTTTTAGACAAAGAAATTTAATTTTCTTCTCGAACATACAAGATGTTCTATTTTAATTATCTTAAGAAGTCAATTAAACTGGGATTTCCCAATCACTCAAAGCAGAGCCAAATCTACCTTCACAATACTTATATACTGAATCAGTTGGCCATGATGGTTCAGCCCATGTGCCGCCATTGATTTCACCTAGTATTGTTTCACAATTAGCTTTGTGACTAGTGACTTTTGCGTTGAATGCAGTATCTTTATCTTCATTGTGACAATACATATGGTCATCACATTGTTTAATGATACCTTCTAGAATTTCTTTAAAATAGTTTGCATTAGGAATTCTTCCTCCACAATCCCAATCAGTTATTTGGTGACTGTCTTTGGTACATTCATATCTTGTTTCATCAGTATTATCTAATGAGTGATCAGCACCTAGAAGTTGTTTTTCTTTTCTAACTAAAGATAAGAAATCAGCTTCTGATATACTCGTTGTTGTTGCAGTTGGTTCATGAGATAAAAAATAATCTTTATCAGTGTCGTTAGCTGATAAACCAATATGATATCCTGCTGCGTTCCAGATAATGTGTGCCATTAGAATCCTCCTCCATTTTTCTCATAGAAGAATAAGTATCCTGGATTACCATCTGTTCTTGGTGTGTTTGGAGATCCACCTTGTCCTCCTTGAATATTTTGAACTAAAAAGAATCCGTTTTGAGCACCTGGGTAAGTATTACCAAATGCATCAGTAGTTTCTCCTTCAAAAAGCATGACAAGCGGTGCATAGTCAGCACTGTTATCAAATGGAGTATTTGTTAATGAGTTTTGGTTTGTACCTGGTACGTTACCACCTGGTAAGTTGAAAGTTACAGAACCTGGGTTACCTGGATCTATCTGACTTCCACCATTGTTTGCAGAAGATACTGACATGATGTTACCAAATTGTGATCCACCACCTGGGCCACCTACGTTAACTGTAGTTCCGCTAAGTCCACCTGGTGCATTGAATGTAAAGAAACCATATGATCCTGTTCCACCGTTACCACCAATTCTAACTGGTACTCCTCTTTGACCACCGTTTCCAGATCCACCAGCCATGTAACCATAACCTGCAGTTGAGGAAGGGTTAAGTGGTGAGTAAGTTGTAGAAACTGGTCCTGGTCCAGCAACAGCTAATGTAAAGTCAAATGCATCTCCACCTGAAGCAGCTCCTGAAGCTGCAGCTGTAACTCTACCTTGAGCATCAACAGTGATAGCAGCATTAGTGTAAGAACCTGCTGAAACTGGAGTGTTTGCTAATTGGTCAGAACCAACAGCATCGTTAGCAATTTTTGCAGTTGTTACTTGAAGTGCAGAAATTTTTGCAGTTGTAATTGCGTTGTCAGGTATTTTTGCAGTTGTAACTTGGTTTGCAGAAATCTTAGCAGTTGTAATTGCGTTATCAGGAATCTTTGCAGTTGTAACAGCATTGTCTGCTATTTGAGCAGTTCCGATTGTACCACCTAAAGTGTCAAGTGCAATTTCGTTTAAGTTTGTACCGTCAGCATATGCAGCAACAATTTTTTGTTCTGCTGGTGCAAAACCTGTACCACTTACAGTTTTGATTGTTAAGTTTGAAACTCCAGACACAGCAGTCAAATCAAAGATGTAGAATTTTTCAATTCCATCTGGGATTGTTACAACTGATGCACTGTTCAAAGTAATTGTAGCAAACTTAATAACCATATTACGAGCGTTTGATAATGCTCCGTTAGTCATCGCTAGTGTTACTGTACCACCATTTGTAAGTGTTACTGATTCAAATCCAGCAATTGCTTGTTGAAGTAATTTTAAATTTTCGTTTGTGTTGTCACCCCATGTACCAGCATTTTCACCGGTTACCATCAACTCTAGTTTGAGGTCTGTTGAATAACTTGATGCCATAAAATTTTTCTCCTAAATAATTATAATTTTACACTTCTTACGCTGCTAAATCAACCTCTGTCCAATTATTATTTACTCCAGGGTCAACCTCACGCCATGCATAGATACTAGTGCTACCGGCTGTTGAAGTCAATACCGTGCCCGTTACATCAACTACACAATCAATAACAATACCAACACTTCCAACAGAAGTAGCAGCTTGTAATCCTGATACCCCAACAATTTGATCAGGAACCTCATCTGCGTTACCCATTGTCATAGTCAATTGTTGACCTGTGACAGACTCATTTGTTGACTGAACTAGAGTAAAGTTTCCTAATGTTAATGTGCCTTGTATTCCACTTGCATCTGCTACAGAAACTGCATCTACTTGACCTACAGATGCTGTCATTTGTTGACCAGTTACAGGCTCGTTAGTATCTTGTACTAATGAGAAACTACCCAAAGTCATATCTAATTGATCTTCAGTAGCTAGGACAGTTATATCTGCATCAATTTGTATTGAGAACGATGGTACCGCAAATGTAAATCCTAATGCGTTTGGTGCAGTTACAGATACCTCAACATCAGTTTGTGCCTCTTCATTACCAACTGACATTGTAAGTGCAGCCATTGAAGGAAGAGCAGAATAATTAACACCCCAACCTAAGTTGCCATAAGTGTCTCTACCCCAACCACTTCCAATTAAGAAAGTGTTATCAATAGTTACAGATCCAACTGAAGAAGCTAACTGTGATCCAGTAACATCTTGCTCAACACCTTGTGTTGTATCTTCATTTCCAATACTAAATGTAGCTTGAATACCAGTTGGGCTTACATCAACAATTGCAGATCCAATTACTTGACCAACACTTCCGTTTAGTTGAGATCCTGTTACATCAACTGGAGCATCAATACTTTGTGTAACACTACCAACGCTTGACGCAAATTGAGTTCCTGTTACATCAACATAAGCTCCTGCAAGATCACCCCAAGCATTTATGTTCCATGCATCTCCACCCCAACCAACACTAATCTCAGAATCAATTGTAACTTGTCCTGTTGAGAAAGCCATCGACACAGAAGGTGTAATTAGAGTTCCAGCAATACCCCAAGCTTCATTATTGTTCCATGTACCACGACCCCAACCAGATCCTATTTCTGCATCGATTGTAACTTGACCTGCAGATGATGTTAATGTGACTGAGCCGGTGATAAGAGTACCAGCAATACCCCAGGCTGCGTTATCGTTCCATGTGTCTCTTCCCCAACCAATTTCAATTAAACCTTCGTTAGGGATTGATGTTGTTCCAATGCTTGAGTTTAAAATTTGAGAAGCTGCGATTGGAGATGTATTATTTTGTGCACCCCAATCATTCTCTCCCCAAGTTAATTGACCCCAAGCATTAGACATATTTTCATTTTACCTACTTTAAGCAAGTCTTAAGATTGAAGCTGCAGTTGTGAACGCAGGGAACTGAATAGTAAATGTTCCAGACGTTGCAGTTTTGTCTGAGCCGAAATCTAGTACAGCAACTGCGTTTGTGGTTCCAGAACCAGCATCAGTTGTTGTGTTGTAAATTAATGCACCTCTAGCAGTCAAAGTCACACCAGTGAAAGACAAGTTAGAAAAACTTGTTATAGCCACACCAGAAGATACTTTTACTCCTGAGTTGACTAAAGCTTTTCCACCAGCAGAGTATCCACCTGATGGTGATGATACTTCATTGGGTGTTGCGTAACCTACAGTAGAAGCCCCAAGCGTTGCTTGAGAAGTAAACATAGCTAACTTGTACGTATCTCCACCTGGAGCGGTATCAAAGTCATGCTCACCAGCTAACAATTCTTTTTTGAATGAATTGCAAATTGCATTTGTTGTTATCGCCATAGTTTTCTCCTTTTAAATTTTTAACTATTTGGTGATGGTGAAGGTATCTTAATTCTAGGTACTCCATCATCATATTCAGCACGTCTTCTTCTCCCCATTTGTTGAAGAGCAAAATTCTGTACTTCCTCATTGTACTTTGTTTCATACAGTTTGTACATATCCTGGGGTCCTTTTAAAAACCTAAAAGCCTCAGATAGGACACCATGCAAAAGCATAGATTCTTGATAAGTTGATAAAAACGTTGAATTAGTCGATGTAAAGTGTTTTGGATCAGTAATAAAATTAATTTGAATTGTATATGCTTGATCTGGAGTAGGTGCTACAATGATATTAGAATCATCCCAGTTTGCCCAATACTCAGGTACACCTGTAGCTCCTGAGTTATTATATTCTGATATAAAACTTGTATCTCTTCTTTGTGCAAATATTCTTGTTGAGCCATTTATTACCTCGATAGATCTCATAATCGTAAGGTCTCCAGGTAAACTTACAAACCTATTGTTTGCAGTAAAAGTCGATGTAGAATATTTTCTAAGGTCGTCATAATCTACCTTTCCTGCTACATCTAATTCAACAGATCTAATGAACTCATCGATTATAGTATCAGTTAAAACATTAGAATCTACCTCTGCGTAGTTTCTAACTTGTGTAATAAATGCAGAATGAGAAATACTCATGATATTACCACCGTTACTTGTCTTACTAACATTTTAAGTTCTCTTCTTTGATTTTGTACAGATGGGTCCTCAGGCACCATAGAGGCAACACCAGGACCTTTTGTAATATCACTATGTGTAGTTGGAAACACTTCAGTTCTAAAAGCAAAGTCTCCTGGTAGACTTAGATTGGCAACACCAACTGAAGCTCCCCCTGAATCTGATATTGTAACATCGTTTGCAAATTTGACTGATGGTTGTTGAAATTTCATCACTCTAGAGTTTTGTAAAGCTATAGCATCTGCAACAGCTCTTTTTCTTCTTATCTGTGGGTGCTTTGGTTCAAACTCAGAAACATGAACTAATGATCCATTCCATTCTTTAACCATTTCAGTATATGGAAATTGCATTCCAGATCTATCTGATATTGCTTTTGAATTTTTACCTGTTGCGTATTTTGCCATTGTTATAGTCCATTAGGATAAAATGATTGTGGAGTAATAAATGTAGATGCTCTTTGTCCATCTTCATCTAAAGCTCTTTTCAGCTCATCCTCATAAATTAATTTATTTTGTTGCACCATTTGTGGTGCTTTCTTCATTGATATGTAATAAGCAAGACCAGCACACATGCATGGCAAGAATCTATATGCAACATCTGCATCATTTGTGTATGCTCCAGCGTCTTCAATTCTTTTTATTACATAATATTTAAGTGTTGTATAAGTATTCAAATCAGGCGATTGATATAAAAATATTTTAGGTGTCTTATGTCTTTGTACATAATATTGTGATGGTTGACCTTGTGAAAGCTTATTTGGTAAAGCAGCATATGCAGATCTATCAATTTTTGTAAGAGAAACATCTTGAGTATTAATTCCATTAGAAGAAGCTGCAGTAGATGAAATAAAAGCTTCTAGCACATCGCTTACGTCTGAAGCCACAGAATACTCAGCTTGTCCTTGCACTAATGCTTTTTCATGCAAAGCTACTTTCCAAAGGTGTATGCCTCTGTTGCCCCACTCAGCAAATAATAAATCAAGACTTCTTCGTGCTGACTTAAGACTGAAACCAGAGGTTGTTGAAAGACCACATCTTTCGTATCCCTCATCGATAATTTCATCAATATTTAAATTAAATGCTGTAGTTCCTGATGTTGCCATTACGTTATTGTCCTTTTACGATTATACACTTTCTTGGAGTGTATCACTTTTTGCTTATATTTTGAAGTCCTCAGCTTTTTAGCCATAGGGTTCTTTCTAGCTCCTCTAAGCTTTCCCTCTACTTGTGCAGGTATTTGTGATCTACTTATTGCCATAATCTATTTTACCACCTCCATTCTATATTTTAAATTACCTGATATTGATATTCTTTCACCATCTGAAGTATAGAAAGGATAACATAAATGTTGCAATTTTGAGGGAAACATCAGCAAAGTTCCCTCTTCTTTTTTAGATACAGGTATAATTTGTGATTGTAAGTTACAATCAATTGTAGAATAATTAAATGCAAAACACGAAGTATTCCCTTTGCCCCCTTTACCAGTGTTATCAATTTCTCTTTCTTTTTCAATGTCATAAGGTATTTGAACCCATAACACCCAAGACAATAGACCCTCATGTAAATGTAATGGAAGGTAATCTCCTTTTTTCTGATAGTTAACCCATATATCTGATGCATCTATTAACAAATCAGGATTTGAGTTAGTTAAATTTCTTGAAAATATATCGAATTTTTCTTGATACACTTTACCAATACCTAAGACTTCTTCTTGAATAAGCTGGTTACATTCTCTCATTCTGTAATGAATAGGTGTTTTGTAAGATTGTAATCCTGTAGTAAATTTTTGACTTTCATAATCTTTGAGATTGATACACTCGTTGTATATCTTTTCCATTTTATCTTTATCTAATACCACACGCGCTATTGGTAAGTTTGGTAAAAATTGAAATTCAATTTTATTCATAATAAAGTTTTTCTACTCCTATAAAATGTGGTTCTTTTTTTATCCACGTTATACTATTATGTTCTATCATATTCCTGCATTTTCTTATATCAGTTTGTGTAAATTTGTAACCTTGCACTAATGGCCATAGGTTTTTTGGTAAATTACCAGGCACAATTCCTCTATTGAAATAATCAATGGTTTCTTTTACATGAGAATACGCATCAAAATTTTCTGACAAACTATCAATAAACAAAGATGAATATTCATTTGCATTATATAACCACCATATAATAAGTGATAAATTAAACTTTGCACTTCGATCAAAATCACTGATAACCATATCAATTTTATCAACTTTAATTTTTTCTAAATCTATATCTTCACATCTAAAATCAACATGCTTTTCTAATTTGTAATGTTTTGTAAACCACCTAATGGCTTTTTCATATTCTCCCATTCCAATCCAGTCTTTACCGTTATCTATGGTAATTACTTCACCTCTGCTATTTTCTATCATAGCAAGTCCAATCATAAATGCTGTTGAACCATTACCTGTGCCAAGCTCAAGAACTAATTTTGGTTTTTTCATTTTGACTAATGAATAGTAGAACATGCAGGAGTCTACTGTTTCATATTGAATGCCTCTGTTCAGGCATTGTTGCATTATTCGTAATTTGTTTCTGGTATTTAGTTTGTGTACAATCCCCATGATAAAATAATTCTTTCCTGATACGACATTGCAAAGTGTGTATGACCTGAAGGAGACAACAACAAATCACCAGGTTTAACAACAACACTCAAATCTTGGTTTTCGAATCTATAAATTGTATTTTTATATACACCTAAGATTAAAGAATTTTCTCTATCTACATGCGCAGCACCAATAGATCTTTTCATAGAAAAAAATATATCAGCTTGATCTATCTTAACATCTGGTAATCCATCACATATAATTTTATGTAAAGGAGCAATATGATTTGCATTTTCAACTTTTCTTATTTGAAATGGATTAGATAAAATATCATTTTCGTTAGCACCTAATTCTCTATCTACTTTGATTTTGTTTTTACAATTACTATTATTTAGCAAACTACCTATATAATTAAAATCAATTTTCTGATCAGATACTATTGCATTAGGTATATGACAAACCTTGCTTTCTCTAATTGCTTTTTTTATTTGGTCAAACATATCATATTTAAATTAAATCTATGATGAACTTCAGTTGGTGCATAACCTCTATGTGTATGATGAGATTCAAAAACAATAGCTTGTCCTTCTTTGCTTTCAATCTTTTCACCGCTTTGGAACTCAGTGCCACCATCATTCGTGTGTAAATTATATAGTATTGAAACATAGCTGCCTATGTTAGGATCATCACAATGCCAATCAGGCTTAGATACAGGTGTGTAAAAATTCCAAAACATTCTATAAGGTCTTAATAAACTAAAACTTGTTCGCTGTTGAACCAAATAAAACACCCACTTTCCAAAATTATTTAACACTGGATCTGGAGTATGGTTCATTTCAGGTCTTTCAAACGTAGCTATAAACATGCCTTTATCCAAAACTTTATCGCCAGTAATAAATTGATGAAACGGTTCGGCTAGATTACGTTGTTTATCAGAGGCAAATTTCCAACCAACTGTTCCAAGATGGTCAAGTATCTCACGATTTATTGCTTTTGGTATATTTGTATCAATGAGTTCCATGCTACCGATGTAGCATTTATATTATACTAAATCTACTGCTTTTCCAGTGATAGGTTTGTACTTAGTTTTTCCGTCTTCTTTGAAAGCTCTCATATATTGAGCTCTTGGTTGAAACTCTACATAACTTGCGTGGATCCATCCAGAATTAGGCTCACCCGGAGTGTAGAATTCAAGAATAAGTTGATCTGTCTCGCAATGGGTTTTTACCCAATCTGCCACTTCAGCATTGTCAACTCCAACACATTCGAAATCGACCGCTTCAGCTTTGGCATGCTGTGAATTTAAACTGCTGCCGATTGCAACACATAGCTCAGGGCTACGATAACCAGAGGTCACCTTTACCCTGCCAAATTGATCACGCACGGGTTGAAGAATTTTTTCACAAAGTCTTTTCAGTTTATCAATTTGATCTGCATTAGGTTCATTATCAATACCCCTTCTGATTGCAGTATCAGATTTAGTTAATTCCTGAAGTGTAAAATTACGTGTTAAATTCATATCAAAATATCATATTAAACGATAAAGAAATTCTATCATATTTAGAAAAGTTTGTCTCTACCTCGTGTTTTAAATATCCAGGAAATAAAATTAGATAATTTTGCTTAGGTTTTATAAAAAATTTATCAGAAATAAACGCATTTGGTTTATTGTAACATCCCTCATAATGATATTGTAATAAATCTTCTCCCCTTGTAAATGATATTGCACCAGAGCCTTCAGGTGTTTCAATGTAAAAAGTTCCTGAAACAGGAGAGCCAGGATGAACATGCATCATGTTTCTAGAGCCTGTAGAATTAACATTTATCCAAAAGTTCCAAAGTTTTAGGGGTTTATTGAAATTATATATTTTGGCATACTCATTTGTTTTAGTTACAATCTCATTCATTAGGGATTTTGTTTTTTTATCTATTGATAAATCATTAGATTGCCAACCACCTACGTTACTTACTTTTCTTCCCGGTGATTTTTCTTTTAGTTTGAGTGAATATTCTTTTAATTTTTCACAGTCATGTTTTAATTCAACCTGACCTATTTGGACTTTGAATGGTTCGTATAATAACATTAATTCAAGATCAATTTCTTAATACTCTTACTACCGTCAATATTATCCTCTAATTCTGCAGAACCCTTATAGCATTTGTAGGATACAGTTTCACTGTATTGTCGTT